CAACACCTTCTTCCTCAACGCCTTCTTCCTTAACACCTTCTTCCTCAACGCCTTCTTCCTCAACATCTTCTTCCTCAACATGTTCACCTTCTCCCTCAACATCTTCTTCCTCAACATGTTCACCTTCTCCCTCAACACCTTCTTCCTCAACACCTTCTTCTTCAACACCTTCTTCATCAATAAGTTCTGCTTCAACTTCTGCATGATTTAATAATGATATAACTTCTAGTAATTCTAAATCATCTTTTATATTTTCTAATTTTTCTAAATACAATAATGATGTAATAGATTTTAATGAAAAAATCCAAGCATCTTTATCATTTCTTGTCATATATTTTAATAATTTGCCATTTGAATTAGAATATGGAATATTATTAAATGATTTATTATATAATTCTTTAACAAATATATCATTCATATTTTTATTATCAGGTTTTATATTACCTATATTATATTCGCTTAATAATAATCCTTCATTTTCATTTTTCAATAATATAGTTTTAATATTATTAATTATATCAAATGATTTTTTAAAATCATCTATATTTTTATAATCTAATAATTTCCATAATTTATCTAATGTTGTTAAATTATCTTTTTTATATAAATCATTATTTTTAAAATAAAATGAATATGATTTGGGTATTTTAGTCCAATAATTATATGAATTAGTAACAGTATTACTAATTACTAATGTATCTGAACAGAAACATGGTAATATCATATCTATATCAATATTTGTTTCTTTTTTTTCAAATAAAGAAACAAATCTATTTCTATCACACAATCTAATATCACCTATACCAACAACATTTGGATTTGAAATAATATCACTTTCATTCTTCAACAATGAATCCCATATATTTGTATGATATGGATTATAAATTATTTTATTAAATTTAAAAATATTGCTTATATTACCTTGACTAGCGACTTTACTTTCACCAACTTCTCCTATTTTATTAGTTAAAAATATACCAGGATTATATGATATAATATTATCTACCATATTATTACGGAATATATGATTTGTATTTAAAATTGGTGATTCATATTCAAATAATTTATCACTAGCTAGAATACCGGCAGAAAATCCATGAGATGTTATATTACTAACTTTACAATTATCTACTATACATTTATTTTGATGTATAATTAATATACCTGCTGAAGTAGTGTTTAATAAATGTTTATTGCTAATAAATAATGGTCTAGATGCAGATAAAAAATCTTTTTGAATTAAATTATAAATATTATGTAATTTTTTTTCATCTTTTATTCTAATATCATCTTCTTCATCAATATCATATATATCTTCTTTATATTTATTAAATTCTCTTTCAGAAATAACCCGGATAGCATTTGAATTACAATTATTTACAATATTACCACCAATATTTAAAGGACTTTCTTCATCTTCTGTATCCATTATAAATCCAGCAGAAACACCATCTGCAGCATCAGACGCATCATCTTCAATTACTAGTAATATACGTTCTGCAGAACAATTATTAAATGTATTATCGCTACCTCTTATAACATACCCTACCGCAAATTCATGTCCAAGGGATTCGGATACTAGACAATTAGAAAATTTATTAGAACTAGAACCTTTATCAGCAGTTATACCATAACTTTCTGCTTCGCATATACAACCAGTCACCTTAATATTATCAATTGTGTTACTATTTGAACCATTACTTAAATGAAATCCAAATGCTACCCCTGGATTACCTGCTAAATTTGATATGTTCATATTTTTAAAAGTATTCCAACATGAATCATTTGCCATAAATCCCCACCAATTTTCACCCCAACCACCTTCACCATTAAAAACCATAGAACTATTAATATTAATGTTATCTATATGTACACCCCATGCTCTTTCTAAATGAATACCAAATGAACCTATCATATTATGTCCACCAGAATCTAAACCATTATTTCTATCAGTATCAATATTTCTAAATTTTTCTCTACCATTCAACATTTCATTAACTAAAGGAATAGTTAAAACCGATTTAGCATGTAAAGTTTTTAAATTATTATCAGGTTTTTTACAAGGATCTTGTTTTAATTCATTTGATGTTAAACCAGTTTGATTTCCTATATAATAAGTAACATAATCGCCATCGTAACTTACTACAGGATTTCCATCAGTATTATTTTTTTGTTTTTGTTTTTTAATATATTTTTTGATACCTTTATCTATATATATTTCTTCAAAACTAAATACATCTGTTCTATGTTGTAATTTAGTATATATATCCATGCTATTTGAAAAATTGTCAGAGAAATTATCTTCAACATATATAAACTCAAATAATCGCCTATTATTTTTAATTATTAATTTATCTTTATTAAAATCAATAATATCATTTATATCTTCAGGATGTTCTATATCATTTTGAATTAGTTTTTTATTAATATAATTCGATTGATATTTAAATACGGTTGATTCAATTTTATCTAACATATCTGCATTATTATTGTTAGGATAATATATAGAAGGAAACATACCATTATTATTTTTATTTAAATCTTTTTTGATACATTTGGATGCTATTTTATATTTATTTTCAACATTCTTTGGAGAAACACTATTTTTAGATAATACACTCCATCTTCTTTCAAATTTATCAGTAGAAAAATTTACTGTATTATTAATAATTTTAATATTATTCCAATGTTTTTTTTCAATTAATGTACCACTTTCAATTTTATTATCACTATTATGAGTATTAAAATTAACTGATGTTTCAATACATTTACAATCATTAATATGAATTTTTACATTTTTTATTTTACTACCTAATAATGATCTAATAAATATATAATCACTATCAATATAAAAATCATCAATCATTAAAAATTCACTATTTTTTTGTAAAGATAAATCATAATCTTCAATTTGTGATGTATTAACACCCAATGATGCTTTATTTACTATAATTTTACCATATAAATTAGAATTAATATACTTAGAATTGGTTATATCCCAAAACTTATCTGTATTGATTATATAAGCATTATTTATTTCTAAATATTTTTTATTATATCTATTTTTACAATTATCGTAACCATCTTTTATAGCTTTTAATATAAATTCTCTTGACATAGTCATACCATGATGTGCTCCTTGATATACTGAGAATGGAATAGGAACCATTTGACCGAATGCATTTAATCTAGCAACCACTTTAGCCTGTATCATATTAGATTTAATATCACTTATACTACAATTTTTAATACTAGTATTTCTTGGTCCATCTAATGCTCTATTATCTAAAAATTTTTTGTTATTACCACCTATTTCTTTACCAGTATGTGGTGGTTCGTCATTTAAAAATCTGTTACTTTCAGTAGCAAACATTCTTTGGACTTGTCCAGCAGTATCATTTAAAAATATACCCCAATAATTTGAATCAACAATACCTCTTTTACTAGTTCCTGTTGTTTTAAATGCTGATAATTCACAAACAGGTTGAGAAGCATTAGTTAATCCAGATAAATAACAATCATCGATATGACACATTTTTGCATTATTTAACCAAATACCAGATACTTCAAAATCAATAAATTTAACATTTTTTATAAATACCATATTAGTATTTGTTCCATGAATACCAAAATGTGATGTTCTACCAATAATACCATTTTTAATAGTAATATTAGAACAACCTGGTTGTTCTATTTGTGGTCCAGGTTCAAAATTTCTTCCAGAATTAGTAAATACTTTTTTATTTAGTTCGATTATAGAATAAACTCTTTGTTCACAAACAAATCTCTTTGATTGACTTATAGAATGATTATTTAAGTCAATTGTAACATTATCACATGCTATTTTAATAGCAGCAGTATTTTGTGTATTTCTAGCACCTCCTATAAAATAAGGATTTATAACACAATAACTATCATTTATAGATATTTCACAAACGTTCTCATCTTCAATATTAATATTTTTATATTTAAATAAATATTTTTCATCAGAATTATTAATATTAACAAAATAACAATAATCTGTTTTAAAATCTATATCAACTCTATATTTTGGTAATTTTTTATTATATTTCTTATATGAAAGTTCAAGAAAATCTTCTTTCTTATTTGTAATGTTTTCATAATATAATTTATTAATATTTATACATTTTATATTAGATTTTAATACTTTAAATGCAGTTAATTTATCAGATAATTGTCTAGAATTAAAAGGGGTCGCTTTATCTTTAATAGAATTTATAAAATTTTCATGAATAATATCTTCACATAATTTATAATATCCAGGTTTTTCTATAATAAATGCTCCATTCATAAAATCTTTATTTGTTAAAATATACGGATTTTTATTACTATATTTAATATTTGTTGATATTTCATTTATCTTATTACCAATAATATTGATAGAAGTACTTATATCATTATTAATATTTTTAATACCCTTATTAATATTTACAAGGTCAAATGTATATTTATTAGTAGATGTACTAGTTTTATTTAATAATGTGTTTAAATTAATCAACTCATTTAATTTATCTAATTCACAAATGTAATATTTATAGTGAAAACATGGACCTTTCCATCCACACTTATATCCACAATTACAAAAATCATATTTTCTAGGATACATAAAATTGCCACCACCACCACACATTTTACAACCTGCAGCACAAGCTTGATTCCTTTTAACAGATTGAGGAGGACCATTACAATTATTGCCATTACATGCTCTAAAAGGACGACTTGAACCAGCGGTACCATCGGAACTACTTAAACAATTCATTTTTCTCATTTATAATATAATATATATAATAATTTAAAATAAATTAAAAAATAAAAAATAAAAATATAAAAAATAAAAATATAAAAAATAAAAATATAAAAAATAAAAATATAAAAATATAAAAAATAAAAATATAAAAAATAAAAATATAAAAAAATATTATATATATATTAAATATAATGGTAGACTTTACTTTATTAGAAAAAATTGTTAATAGTAATACAGTTTTTAATATTGGTAAAGATAAAAAAGTAATATATGAAGAGACAGGTATACTTAGAGATAATGTTGAAGCACAAATTGTTAATCCTGAAAGTAATTTTGTAGTAGTTACTTATTGGTGGGGCAGAGGAAGAGATAATGCAAATATTGCTAGACCTTGTATGGCATATTATGAATCTGTTATAAGTGATTTAAAAGATTTAGCTTTAGAATATTTCGACATTATATATAAATCTGGTAGATTTACAGTAGATAATCCAGAGCAAGTAATAAATAATTATGCAGATAGGGTAATTACACGTCCAGCTTTCAAAAATTTAATAACTAAATTTACAAATGAATATTTTGATGGTATTTATTGGGGATTAACTCAAGCAGAAAGATTAGATATATTTGGAGAAGTAGTCGGTGAAAAATCTTTCTTAAATTATAAAAAAGATCCAAAAACATTTTATAGAGTTATTGAAAAATTAAAAAGTAAAAAAGAAAATGAAACAAGTCCACTTGGATTATTATTAACAGAAAATGAATATATTGAAGATGAAAAATATGGTAGAGATTTAATAAAGGAGTTTTTATTTAATATGTCATATGAAATATTAAAATTACTAGGTGGTGATTTATTAAAGAAATATTATATTTATGAAACAGTAGAAAAATTAAAGAAAAATCAAACTGAAATAAATAAAGATGAGTTATTAGCAATATTAAATTATGAAAAAGAAGAATTTAAGAAAATAGATGAAAATATGACAAAAAAATTAAAATTAAAAACAGATTACCTAATTAGTGATAAATACAATTCAAGTGATGAATTGAGGGGTGAACTAAATAATATGATGTTAATGGGAATTGATATGGAAAATTATGATAAATCATATACAAACATGAATATATTTGATATCTTAAATGAAAATTTAAGATGGGAAAGTGCAACTAAATTCGAAAAAATGATAGATAATTGGAGAGAAGCATGTAGAATTAATTATTGTAATTATTTATCTGTAGAATATAATGAATTTACTAGACCTGGTGGCTATCAAGATGCTATTAATGCAAAACCATTTTTTATTAAAAAAGCCTTGGAATTGTGTCCAGGTAGAGCAGTTGTATATATAGATGGGGATATGTTTATTAGAAAATATCCGTGGATATTTGAAACACCAAATATAGATTTTATGGCGCGAGGATGGAATATAGATCCTAGAGCTAGTTGGACATTATCAGAAAGTATAACATATGATCCATATAAATTTGAGACATCCGGTGGTATCATGTATTTTTCGCAAACAAATGAATCAAAAGAATTATTAAATCAATGGATAAATATAACAACTAGTCCTACAAATATTGGAAAAGCAGATGATCGTTTATTATCTGTTATAGTTAATTCTAAAAGTTATTTATTAAATATGAATATAATTCAATTACCAGTTGAATATTTATGGTTATCATTAACATATGATGAAAGAATGATGACATTACCATCACATAGATGTTCTGATTTTGAAAGTAATAGTAAATCGGCATGTTTAGCAATTGAAGGAAATGAATGGTATGATGCTGCAGGAGGATACGATTGGGATTTAACTGAAATGAGTAATTCTATTTATGTAGAACATCCAGAATGTTTAACTAGCGAAGAAACTGCTAAAGGCGCCGGGGCATCAAGTGATAGAACACCAAAACATCATGCTTTTATTGATGATGAAGAAACAACTATACCTGTATCTGAAAAATTTTATGAATATTTATTTTTTGAAAAAAAATCAGATGTAAATGAAATGAGTAATTATTTAAATTTTATGAATGATCATGTTGTTTATTTAGATGATGGAAATGAAAAATATTATGAATTAGAATTAGTAGACCCAGAAGATGATTCTAATAATGCTAAACCATTATATGTAACAAATTATGATGAAAGATATGGCGACAGAAATGGTAATGCTGATAATATTCAAGAATGGGTATTACAAAATGGACCAATGGTTATAGATGAATTAATTAAATTAAAATTTCCGGGAACAGAAATTATTTTAGTATGTGAAGAACTATTTGATAATACATCTTCAATAAATATGAAAAATATAGCAATAATATCTTCAATTATTCAATTACTAATGCAGGGATATGAAGTAATATATAAACCAAGAGAATGTGGAATGGATACTGGAAAAGGTTGTTATTTAGAAATGTTAGTTAAAAAAAGAATGGGAATGGATTTAGCTTTTTTCCCATTAAATGATGATAGTAAGTGGAGACACTTTTTAAGGCCACCAATTAATACAAAACAACCGATTTATTTTAATATGTCTAGTAGCGATAGTTTATTAATTAAAATATTAAGAATGTTTTCATCAATTGATGATTTATCTAAATATTTAAATAAAGGTTCTTATCAAATAATATCAAGAATAAGAATTAAATATTGTTTTACAATTAAAAATATGAATGATAAACAAGATTATCCGTGTATAAATTCTTTACCAGATATACAATATATTCCTGAAGAAATACCACCAGGGGAAGTAATTCAAGAAAATAAAAAATTATCAGCATGGGTTGGTGGTGGATATAAAGGTGGTTCTATTTCCTTAGAAAAAATACAAGATTATGAAATGGGTCAATGTCAAATGTATCCAGAAGAAGAATGTATAGTAATAGATGAATTACCCGAAAATACTATATTAATTAATGAAATAGAAGAAAAAATTGGTGGTAAGAAAAATAAAAAATCTTTGAAAAAAAAGAAGAAGAAAAAGAAAAAATCATTAAAAAAGAAAAAGAAAAAAATCATTTAAGAAATAAAGATGTCTTTAATAATTATTATTATACACCTAAATTAATAGTTGATAAAAAATTGTGAATAAATGTTTCTATTTCTTGTTCACTGTATTCTGTATTATTTAATAACATGCTTCTAAATCCATTGATAAAATCTACAATTAATGTATTCGCATTTGCTACTGCATTTGCTGCGTCATCAGGTCTCCGGCCGTCCCATGGTAGAGGCCGAACGCCACCATTTTCATATGCTCCCCTTAACTGTTCTAAAAATCTTATTGTATCGTTTGGTTCTCCATATAGTGGATCTTCGTCATACCCCTCCATTGTTAAAAAATCAAATAACATTGTTTGAACATCATTTGGTATATCCATGCTTGATGTAAATTCTAATATATTCGTTGGTATCTCTATTCCTCTTTTACGTAAATTTTGAAAATATATGTATCCTGGTGGTTTTTCAAAAAAAGAGTCCGGTTTTATCGCTATCTTCCATGTTAAAAATCTATCAATTAATAGTCTAGTTATCCCTTTTGATTTATTTAACCTTGATTTCACTCTACATGGTCGTATATAACGAGATAAAACCGGTTCTCTATTACAATTTTCTCTATTTTCTCTATTGGTTTGACACCATCTTAATCTTTCTGGACAATCCATACGACTTAATAATCCGTCTGTTTCACCATCCGCCATTCCATAAGGAACGTCTAATATATTTGGACTATTTCGAAGTGGTATAGACCTTGCTAATGGAATACCGGGTAATGGTCTCGTTGTAACTTGAACAGGTGCTCGATTCATCATTCTTGTGAAACGCTCCATCAATACAGGATCTGGATTTCCATCTCGAATAGAATCTTGTAATCTTTCATATAAACGCATGGCTCTGAGATCTTGACCCGTTCTCGATTCAACTCTTTCTCGACCTCTTCTACTGCGTCTATTTCTAAAACTTTTTTGTAATGTTTTTGCCGCTCTTCTTCTTCTCAACCCATCTGATTGATTTTCTGTATTTTCTCTTTGTTCTACTCTAGATTCACCGCTTCTTGAATTTTCTAATCTATATTCTAAATCTTCTAAATCAGTTTCATTCATATATATATATATATTATTATTATATTATAAAAAAAATATTCAATTATTTATATTTATATTTATAAATATACTGTTATTTATAAATATATTTTTTCATTTTTGTGAAATAAGATACATTCTAGCATATTTTAATTTTAAGATTCCTCCTATATATGTATCCATACTTAGATATTATAGAAAATTATTTAATAAATATTTAAAATTTATTAAAAGAAAAGATGGGCACCTCCGGGAATCGAACCCGGGACCTCTTGCACCCAAAGCAAGAATCATACCACTAGACCAAGGTGCCAAATACATCGTCCGGGAATCGAACCCGGGTCCCCAGCTTGGAAGGCTAATATGTTAACCACTACACCAACGATGTTTATGTTTAAATTAAAAAAAAATAATAAAGGTTTCGCCGAGATTTGAACTCGGATAGCCAGATTCAAAGTCTGAAATGATAACCAGATTACATCACGAAACCAATATCTCAGCAGCCGGAATTGAACCGACGACCTGGGGAACTACAGTCCCTCGCTCTACCATCTGAGCTATACTGAGCTTATTATTACTTATATAATAATC